GCCTTCCGCAAGGCGCGTGACCGCCGTTATTCCAAATGATACGCCTTTTCTGTCCAATGGATACGCTACACTGGACATCTGTCCTGCATCTTTTTCGTAGAAAAAGCTATAATTGTGCAGAATGGCTAAAGTATCTAATAATAAAGGATTTAAGGCACGTCTGCGCAGTTGGCTCCTCGGTCCCGTGGGTCAATTCAGCAGTTATGCCGGTGTCTACAGCAACGGCATAGATGCCGGGGTCGTAGTCAACTCGGACACCGCCCTCCGCTTTACGGCGGTCTATTCCGCCATCAAGCTCCTCTCGGAGAACGTCGCAGGCCTCCCCAAGGAGGTGATGATGAAGACCGAGGACGGAGGCTATCTCCCTGCAAAGGCCCATCCCGCCTATGCCCTGATGGCAGGCAACCCCAACCCCTATACGGACTCATTCACCTTCTGGTTTTCGATGATCCAGGCATTGCTTGGCAAGGGCAACGCCTTCGCCGTCATCAAGGTCAAGAGGGGGCGCCCGGTAGAGTTGCATCAGGTGAATCCCGACTGGGTGGAGATCTGCTTCAACGAGGGCCAGAAGTCCTATGTGGTCAGGTCCAACAATCCGGACTTCGCATTCCTCGACGGCACATATCTCGAACACGAGATGATTCACTTTATGCTCTTTACCCTCAACGGCATCATCGGAATAGATCCGATCTCCTACAACGCCGCTTCTATCGGTGAGGGCATAGCCGCCCAGAAGTTCACCTCGGACTTCTTCCGGACCGGCGGGGCCATCAAGGGCGTGATGGAGACGGAACAGAGCCTCGGAGATGACGACTACGCCCGCTTTATGGCGCATTACAAATCCGTCTCCGGTAACTTCGAGACGCCCCTACTTGAATACGGGATCAAGTACAAGCCCATCAACCTCTCCCCGGAGGCGTCGCAGCTGCTCCAGTCAAAGGTGTTCAGCATTAACGACATCGCCAGGATCTTCTCCATCCCTCCCCATATGCTGGCGGAGCTCTCCCACGCCACCTTCTCCAATATTGAGCAGCAGAACATCTTCTTTGGATCCTATTCGCTGCGCCCGATCTGCAAGCGCATCGAGAAGCAGCTGGAGAGCAAGCTCTTCTTTACCTCAGAGCGCGGGAAGTACCACATCAAGTTCGACCTCAACGGTCTGATGAGAGGCGACGCCACCGCCCGTGCGGGCTTCTACGAGAAGGGCATCAACAGCGGATGGATGACACCAAACGAGGCGCGCGAACTGGAAGGCCTGAGGCGTCTGCCGGGTCTCGACGAGCCCCGCATTCCACTGAATTATACAACCGTCGGGGAAGACTCCGACCAAAACAATAGCAACGATGATGAGACTGTTTAGAAACAACATCGCCGTAGTCGGGACCCCGGTGAAGGGCACCGTGACCAAGAACAGCATAGTGGTCACCGGCTCTGTTACCTTCTACAAGGACGGCACCTGGGGGGTGGCGTACAAGAAGGACAGCGCGACAGCTTGGACGCATCAGGCGTCCACGTCGCAGACCATCGACGAGACCCTGACCTCGTTGACGGCATCCACGAAGTACAATATCAAGCTCTATGTCAAGTTCAACGGCGAGTACCAGTACGGCACCGCCATCGACGTGACTACTGCGGCTTCCTAATCAGATACGGCTATGGAAGAGAGAATCATCCGCCGGTGGCAGGAAGCCCCGCAGATCCGCAAGGTTGACTCGGAGAGCCGGACCGTCGAGTTCGTCGCCAGCGACAACAGCGTGGACTCCTACGGCACCATTCTCCCGGTTGACAAGTGGGATCTCAGGCGCTATGAGAAGAACGGCGTAGTCGGTTATATGCACGACGTATATGGCGAGTCCTGGACGAAGTCCGCAGATCCCGATGACATCATCGGCAAGGGCGAGGCTTTCGTCGAGGATGACAAGCTGGTTGTCCGCATCACCTTCGAGCCGAAGGAGCTCAACGAGCGCGCTGACAAGATATTCCGCAAGGTCCAGTTCGGCACCCTCAACGCGGTGTCTGTCGGATTTGTTCCGACAGCCAAAGGCCATAAGGGTGACGAGGAGAGAGGGGAAAACCCCGACGTCTACTACTACGCAGGGCAGGAGCTGCTGGAAGTGTCCATCGTGAACATCCCGAGCAACGCCAATGCCCTGCGCCGTTCCATCGAGATGGAGCAGGCGACGTGGGATGTAGAAGAAAAGAAAATCGAAACAGATCCGAAGGAGACTCGTGCTCCCGAAGACGATTCCGAGTATATAGTATCAATCGCCAGGGCCCGCGCCCAATTGGCAAAAAACAACTAACCAATGAGAAATTCCAACGAAATTTCTGCCGAGCTCGACGCCAAACTTCGCGAGCTCGAAGCCTGCCAGGATGTCGCGCAGCGTAAGACCTTGGCAGCAGAGACCGATGCCCTCACCAACGAGTTCAACGAGGCATCCGTCAGCGAGGCCGCACAGCGCGCCCTCGCAAACCAGCGCGCCATCTCCCCTAAGGAGGAGGCCGATATGCGCCGCTTCTCCATCTCGAAATTCTTCCGTCAGGCCGCAGCCGGCAATATGGACGGTATCGAGGCCGAGATGTCCCAGGAGGGCAAGCGTGAGTTCCAGGAAGGGGTCAAGACCAGCGCCGAAGGCGTGTTCCTCCCCTCGTCCTATCTCAAGCGTTATTACTACACCAACGCCAGCGAGTCCGGCTACGGTCAGGCATTCATAGAGCAGGTCTCCCTCTCCTATGACGGCAAGCTCCGCAACGCGATGCTGGGCCAGAAGCTCGGTGTCCGTTATCTCGACGGCCTCCAGGGCCAGGTCGCTATCGTCACCGGTGGCGCCGACTTCTCCTGGGTAGCCGAGGAAGGCACCGCCTCCAAGGAGAAACCCGCCTACACCAAGGCCGTCCTGAGCCCGAAGCGCCTCCAGCTCCTCCAGGGTGTCACCTACGACCTCCTGCATCAGAGCACCAAGGACGTTGACCGCCTCATTATGGAGGATATGGTCAAGGCTCACGCCGTCGCCCTTGACTCCGCCATCTTCGCCGGATCCGGCTCAAGTGGCCAGCCTACAGGTGTCCTGAATGCCAGCGGCATCAACAGCATCTACGCCAACACCTCCAGCGCCGGCGGCGCTGCCACCTATACGAAGCTCGTCCAGATGGAGACCGAGGTCGGCATCGACAACGGCCTTCTCAACGACACTCTCGCTTACGTGTCCAACGCCAAGGTGCAGGGTGACCTCAAAACCATTCCCCAGATCGCGGGGTATCCTTACTACCTGATGAATGAAGGCAAGGTCAACGGTTATCCGTTCTTTATGACCAACGCCATTCCTTCCAACGCTACCGTCGGATCGTCCTCAGGTGTCTGCTCAAGCGCCCTCTTCGGCCCTTGGTCTGAGGTCCTCGTCGGTGGCTGGGGCGGTCTCCAGTTCATCATCGACCCTTACACCGCCAAGGCAGAGGGTGTGCTCGAAATCAGCGCGATGGCCTACCACGACGTCCTCGTCCGTCATCCTGCTGCTTTCTGCAAGCTCATCGGTATCACCACATCCGCCTAAATTGACACGCTATGACTGAGAGGATCCCCGTTACCTACAATGCCAATGACTTGCTTGAAGGATTCAAGCGTCACATCCGTATGACCTCCCACGACCTGGATGCAGATCTCCGTGAGAAGCTGATGGCCGCGGTGCAGAGTGCGGAGCATCACATCGGGCACATCATCCTCCAGTCGCAGTTCGTCACTGAGTGTGATTTCGCAAGCACGTTCAATCTCAAGACCCCGGTCGTATCGGTCGCGGGCCTTGAGGTGGACGGCGCTGCGGTTACCGATTTCAGCGTAGCAGGCCGTGTCCTGACTGTCGGCTCGAGTGTCAGCGGGGAGCGTATGACCGTCACCTATGTGGCCGGTTATGACCATATCCCCTATGATATGAAGGCTGCGGTCTTTATGCACGCCGCGACTTTGTTCAACAACCCGACGGACAGCGTCGAGACGCTCGCCAAGGCGTCGAGGAACCTGCTTCGTCCTTATCGCAGCTGGGGACTCGACAATGGAGAACAGGATTAACATAGGAGAGCTCGACACTCTCGTGACTCTGCTCGCTCCCACCGCCACGCTTGGCAGTGAGGGCGAGAAGAAGTCAACCTACACCGAGCACTCGGACGTCTTCGCCAAGGTGGACCGCGACACCACGGACTCACTCGCATACGAGAACTTCGACGGCAGGGACAATGTCGCCCTGACCATCTACAAGGTCTCCGCGATGAACACGAGGTGGCGGGTGGCCATCGAGGGCAAGACCTATGAGATCCTGTCCATTGACCAGATCTCCCGTGTATCACCTCTTTGTACTCTTTCCCTTCAATCTATCGACTGATGAGAATGTCTGTGAGAATAGAAGGACTTGACGATTGCATCAAGGCTTTTGACAGGATGCCTGCCAACGCCCTGAAGATGACGGAAGACTCTCTTCGGGAAGCTGCGCGTCCTGTGACTCGGTCGGTGCGGTCTAAAATGCCTTCGGATTTCCGCAGTCTTATCAAGGCGAGGCTCATAAGGGGGCAGAAAAGGCCCAACGGCTGCGCTGCCATCCTTCTTGGTGCCTTCGTCGAGAAGAACGCACCGGAGACGTCGAAATGGAGGAAGATGTACTGGAAGAACTACGGAACGCTGAAACATCGTGACCCGTCGCATACGTTCACCGATCCTATCAAGAAAGCGACTCCCAGACGCCGGAACAACGAAGGTCAGGGGCACGAAAACTTCTTTGACCGGGCGATGGAAGGATGGGACACGTCTTTGATCAATAATTTCTTTGCTGCGCTCAAGCGCCGCGAAGACCAACTGCTGAAGTAATGAGAGAGAATATCGGCGCCACATTGGTCACGCTCTGCAACGGGCTCCAGGATCCCATCACTCTCTACCTCTCTGAGGCGGAGTGCGAGGAGTATCCCTATGCCGTATATCAGGCTGACTACACCCCGTCCTACGATAAGGATGGAGTCTACAAGATAGTAGGGGACATCACGGTGCAGGCCTATTCCAAGGATTATGTCCAGGCGCAGACGATGGCCGACAGTATCGACACCCTAATCCTCTCGAACTTCTCTTCCGGGACTTATACCGTCCGGCAGCTTTACCAGCTGAAAAAGGAATGCCTGAACGATACCTGGTCGGTAGGCTACCAGTATAGAATAACCCAATTTAGAAGTAACGAAATATGACAGAAGGTTATAACATCCGCATCAAGGTCGAGAGCAAATTCCTCATCGGTGTCACTTCTGACGAGGTGTCCATCTCTCCCGTGACGAAGGAATCGATCGTCAAGGAGAACAATGGGGTGAAGCAGGAGTCCATCGTCGGACACACTACCACCATCAGCATCTCAGGCCTTATCGATATGACCGGTGGATCTACCACCGTACTCGACAACGATGACATCCTCGCGCTGGCTTGCCTCACCGGCGACAGTGCCGTGGTGGACATCAACTACGTCCGTGGCAGCGGCGCTGCCTACGAGGGCACCGGCATCATCACCGGTTATACAGAGTCAAATCCCGCAGATCCGGAGGAAGATCCCACCTATAGCCTGACTATAGAGTGCGAGGACCTCGAGGCTGCTTAATACGATTGAGCTATGGCAAGACAAGGAGGATTCAACGTATACCTTACAACGAGCGGCAAGACTTTCGTCGGCGTCACTTCCGACGAGCTCTCCGTGGACACTGCAACCAAGGAGTCCACGACGAAGGACGATGCCGGTGTCAAGAGCAAGAGGGTGACTTCGCACACCTTCAACTTCACCGTCAGCGGTCTCTTCGACGTGACCGACACCACCGCAACGAGACTGAACAACGACGCCATTATGGCGCTGGCCCTCGGCAACGCTTCATTCTCGATTATCTATGAGCGCGGCAACGGGGCCAATTACTCCGGCACCGCCATCGTTTCCGGCTACACGGAGAGCACACCGGCTGACCCTGATGAGGACAGCACCTACAGCCTCCAGCTTCGTAGCCATAACCTTACAATAGTTACATAGTATGGATTTCATTACAATCAGAGACCGACAATTCCGGGTCGAGGCAAACTGGCGTGCCATCACGGGCTATCTCAAGTCCATCGGACGCGATTCCCTTGACGCGGTCGCTGATGTGGTCAGCCTCTCTCCTTCGACGATCGGAGGACTGATGGCGGCCTGCATCAATGAGGGTGAGCGCCTTGAGGGGCGTGACACGAAGGTAACCGAGGCTATCCTGGACGATCTCCGCCCTGCGGAGGCTGTGAAGGTGATAGAGGACTTCGTGCACGTTTATCTCTCGCAGGCTGCTCCTGCCCTCCCCGAGGAGGAGTCAAAAAAAGAAGAGGCCCAGTAGAGGTCACCTATCCGACCATCGGACAGGTCCGGGGATGGGCCTTCGGACTCCTCCACATATCCCGGGATGACTTCTACGATATGAGAGTAGGAGAGTTCTTTGAGGCGATGGACGCCTTCCGTAAGGAAGCGGAGGCGGGACGGCAGCATACCGGCAATCTTGTGAGAGGCCTGTGCATCAGGATTATCAATCTCTTCGTGGCGAAGAAGGACAGGATGACGGATGAGCGTAAGTTCTGGCCGATGCCTTGGGACGAGCCTGCAGGGGATGACGCGGTGGATGTGGCGAGGAAGCTCGGCAAGTTGAGCGACAAAGAGCGTCAGGAAAAGATTAACGATTTTTTAAGCAAGTTGGGCAATGGCAAGAGAAGTTCAGGCTAAAGCGGTCCTTGAAGCCGATACCAGTGACCTTACTCGCGGTGCGAGACAGGCCAAGAAGGAACTGAAGGACTTCGGCAAGGTTGGGAATGAGATTACTTCCAGCCTTGGCGACGCTTTTGGCGTGGACACCCGGAAGCTGGAGGAGATGTCCAATGCTGCCAAGCAGATGGGCAAGCAGCTCTCCGAGTCCGGGAATGCCGGCATCGCCTCTTTCGGTAAGTTGCTCCAGAGCATCGATGCCGCCAAGGTGGCTCTTGCCGGTATGGGCATAGGGGCTGCAGTCGGTGCATTCAAGCTGCTCAATGCGGAGGCCGAAAACTTCAAGAATACGGTGGCTGGTGCCAATATAGAGATGGCCACCGCCGCCTATATCTCCACCTATTCCCAGGTGATGCACGATTTCAATGCCGAAACGGCAAAGAGCGTGGCAGAGTTCGAGTCGGAATGGGAGAAAGGATTTGCCCGTTTCAAGACAAATCTTCAGCAGAATCTCGTTAACGGTCTGACAGGAAATATGAGTCTCGGCCAGGCTCTCCTTGGACCGTTGGCCGGAACCCTTTTCGGGGGGAACAGACAACAGAGACAAGCGGCTGATGCCGCCGCGACAAGGAATGAGGCTCGTGCATCAGAGCTCAAGCGCCTGCAGCAGGAGATAGAGGCAAGCACCGTCCGTTGGTCCCAGATGGAGGCGCAGATAGCCGATTACAGGCTTGCCGCGAAGGATGACACTTTGACTATAGCCCAGAGGACGGAGGCCGTTGCGAAAGCCACGGAGCTCATTAATCAGCGCTACAGTGAAGAATACCAGTTGCGCTCTCGTATCGCGACGCTGATGGACGCTATGGCGAAGGAAGCGGGTTCCAGCGACGAAGAGATGCGTCAGGTCTATGCCGCACAAAAGCAGGCGTATGATGTAGACAGACAGAGATCCACTCTTCTGAAGTCGCTCCTTCGGGACCAGTCTTCCTTGACGACGGCGACACGTTCCGAGGCAAACGCGAGGGCTGATGCCGCTGCAGCGACGGCGGCTCAGAAGCAGGCTATGGCAAACCTTCGTGCCGGTGTGGACGCTACGGATCTCTCCGTGTCCGGTGGAGCAGCCGCAGCTCTCCAAGGCAGCGCAACCACTCTGCAGATCGGCGCCATCATCAAGCCGACCTATGACCCAAAAGAAGTAATTGATATTTCCAGGGAGATTGCTGGTCTTGTCGAGCAAGGCGTGGCAAGCATATCGGAATCTCTCGGAGGACTTATTGGAGACCTCGTTACGGGGGGTGATGCTTGGGGGAATTTCTCAAGCAGCGCTCTTTCGGCCTTTGCTGATATGGCAGTGTCGGTTGGTAAGATGGCCATATCTGTCGGCGTCGCAACCGAAGCGATAAGAGGGTCACTTGTCAGTCTTAATGGTGTGGCTGCTATTGCAGCTGGCGCTGCACTCGTTGCTCTCGGATCCGCAGTAAAATCCGGGATGAGTAACATCGCATCAGGCAATTATAGCGCATCCGCCTCCGTCGCCACTGGGTCCTATGGGTCTTCCAGAGCGTCGGGCAGCGGCGGTTATGTCTCATCAGCCATCAACGTCAAGGTCTCCGGCACGCTCATCGGGGACGGCAACCAGTTGAAGGCTGTTATCGATACAGAAAATTCACGTCGTAACACGGTAACATAATGGCATACGGAGTAAAATATCGTTTCCACTTCGAGAGCATCGATGGCGCCGATTACACCATCGACGTCCTCAAGAACGGCTACACCGGAAGCGTCCTCTCCCGC